CGAATGGGGCTTCACCATCGGGTACAGCCCTGACGGTCTCGTGGGCGACGATGGCCTTGTCGAGGCGAAGTCTCGCCGGCAGAAGTTTCAAGTCGAGACGTTCGTCGTTCACGTCCTCGAAGGCACATGCCCGGCGGACTACCTCTTGCAGGTGCAGACCGGCATGCTGGTGACGGGCCGCGCGTGGTGCGACCTGATCTCGTACTCTGCCGGCCTGCCAATGGCGGTTATGCGGTGCGAGGCGGACCCGGTCGTTCAGCAAGCCATCCTGAACGCCGCTGCCGCGTTCGAGGACCGCTTGCGGCAAGCCTGGATCAGGTACGACGAGGCCACCCTCGGCGCGCCCAAGACCGAGCGCCGCGCGCCAGAGCAGGAGATGGTCGTATGAACGGCGTCGATATGTCGAAGTTCGTCATCCCGAAGTCGGACCAACTGAACGCCGACGACCTGATCGCCGGGCCGCGCACCATTACGATCACGAAGGTGTCCGGCACCGGGAACGCGGACCAGCCCGTCGCCGTCTCGTTCGACGGTGACAACGGCAAGCCGTACAAGCCGGGCAAGTCGATGCGGCGCGTGATGATCGCCGCGTGGGGCGTGGACGCGGCGGACTATGTCGGCCGCCGCATGACCATCTACTGCGACCCAAGCGTGATGTTCGGCGGCATGAAGGTCGGAGGCGTTCGTATCAGCCACATGAGCGACATCCCGTCCGACCTCACGATGGCGTTGACCGCGACCAAGGGCAAGCGCGCCCCGTTCGTGGTCAAGCGCCTCGTCGCGGACGCCCCCAAGGTGTCGAACAAAGAGCGTATGTTCGCGTCCGCGCGAGCAGCAGCCGGCAAGGGGGTCGAGGCGCTGGCCGCGTTCCGCAAGGGATTGCAGCCGGCCGCCGCTGAAGCCCTCGCGCCGATCCTCGACGAACTCATTCAGACCGCGAGCGCGGTCGCAGGAGATCCGCCACGCGACCCGGAGACGGGCGAGGTCGGGGGACAGGGCGGCGTCGAGGACGACGACGTTCGGATCTAACCAGAGAAGCAGGAGCACACCCTATGGGACGAGCGTCACGGGAAAGCCGGCAGCGCCGGCTTGTTCCCCTCCCGAGCGATAGCGCCTATCGCCGCAACCGCGCGGCGGATCTGCGCGGCAAGCGCCAGGGCTACACCCCAGAGACCGAGAAGGACCGCTACGAGCGGACCCGAAACGGCTCTACCGCGCGCCGGCTGTTCGACAGCCAGTCGGCCGCCCTCACCGTTTCGTACTAATCACCCCTCAGCAGGAGCACACCCACATGGCAAAGCGCGAACACGGCTACGTCCTCGACGTGAAGATCTTCGTCCCGGTCGACCGCAAGAGCCTGTCCGACACCCGGCTTAAGGCCGACGCGGTCGAAGCTGCGGCCACGGCGAACGACCTGTCCGGCCTCGTCGGTCAATCGGACGTGATGTCCGTCAAGCACCGCTGGACGAGCCGAGAAGCTGCGGTCGTCGAGGCGGCGCAAGAACCGACGCAGGCCGAGGTCGATGCCGCCAGCGCCGGACAGGCGGGCGAGGTCACGGTCGAAACCGTACAGCCCGACGTCGTCGATCCGCAGGAGACCGGCAGCGCGGGCGAGCAGCAGCAGGACGCAACAGAGGAGGCCGCCACCGGCCGTCGCCGGAGCCGCGCGGCCTAACTTGACACGCCGCGCAAGTTAGCGCACAACACCCCTGCGGCTTGCGACTAGGCGCACCTGCCGCAGGGGACAAGATGAACCGCTCAGACCTGATCCGCGTCGGCGTTCCCGCCGTCATCCGCACCCGCTACATCGACGGCGTTCCGCAGGCTCCGGAATGCTTGGGCTTCACCGTCACCAAGCGCGATCGTTTCTTCCGCATCAACGGCAAGATCGTCCCGCATGGCATCGCCAAGGCCGCTGTTCGATCTGGCGTCGCTACCTTCAAGGCCGAGCAGTGAGCGCCCCCACCTGCTGCCGTGAGTGCGGCCAGCCGTTCACCGCCAAACGCGCCCACGGCGAGAACCTGTTCTGCGCGGTTGATTGCCGCAAAGCCTGGAACAACCGGCGCGCCGTGCGCGGCGCTCAACTGTACGACCTGTTCATGATCCTGCGGTATCAGCGCGGCGTCGCCAAGGCGCGCGGCGTGTGGGCTATCGTGTGCCGCCTCGCCCAGGACTGGCGCGAGGAAGACCACCGCGAGCGTGCGGGCCGGCAGTCATGGCGCGAGTACGCCGTCTTGCACGACGGGCTCTTGCCGCAGCGGATCGAGAAGCTGTCCGGTCTGGACTACAACACACACCGGGGCGCGGTCGAGAACGGCATCAGCGCGAGATCCCTGCGCAGTCTCTAAGCCCCACACCCCGGCAGGTTCTTGAGCCGGTCGTTCAGCGTGTCGATGTGGTCGCTCAAGGTTTTGAAATCCTTGTGCCACCTGTCCTCAGTCTCTTGGCGCGTCTTCGCGTCTGTCATGCACCACGCCGTATGTGACGTGTGGGCCGCCGCGAGACTGTTCAGCCCGGCGATGATCCCATCCGTCGCGGACTGCGCCATGACCATGCCGCCGATCTGCTGCGCCATGCCGGTAGCCGGGACCGGCGGGGCGATGTGGTCCGGCCGTTCGTGCTTGGCCTTCATCCAGCCCATGAAGGCGAGCAGGATCGCCCCGCCACCACCCGCCGACATGAGAGCCACAAGCATGTCGACCCAGGGCTTAACGTCTTCAGCGGGCATTACGCGGCAACGCTCCGGTGGATAGCGACCCGTTCTTGTGCATGTCGTACCCGGTGGCAAGCGTACACCAGCCCTCGAATACAAAAAACAGGACGTAGTATCCCATCCCCGCCTGCAACCGGGCGTCTGCAACGACAGACCCGGCATACATGAGGAACCCGATACTCAGCCAACCAAGACCGCCGAATACAGATCCGACGAACCGGATGATTGGCGTACGCCGCCACCACCCGTTGATCGCCAGACCAAGACAGCGCAGCGTTCCGAAGCACACGGCCAGCATGCCCCAGGTCGTTTCGCGCATGACCGCCGACATCACCTTGTAGGCCGGCAGGTCGAAGAAGTTCTCGGGGCCGAGCAGGGTCGCCCCCCACATAATCATCAGGCAGGCGAGCAGCCATTCGAGCGCCCGCGTCTTGTTCATCGCCGTAGGGCTGTCGCCCCGAACTTTGAACTGATCGGGCATCAACGCTTCCTGAACAAAGAACCGAACAGACCACCAACGTCCGGCGCGTCATCATGCTCCGGCGCGGGCTCAGCCTCGCCGTTGTGCAGCCCGATGCGCTCGTCATCAACCCGCTTCGCCACGATGCCCTGTGCAGCGAATGCGTTGTATGCCAGGGGCGCGAACGCCAGCAAATACGGGGCGACCGCCGAAACAATGGACCCGAACGGCGGCGGCAGGAACCCGAGCAGCACGGACGAGCCGAACGGCATCTCTGCCGGCGCGGTGTAGGCCGCGTGCCCGGCCGCGACGAGCGCGGCGAGCAGGCTGAGGATGCTCGTCCATGTGATCCGGTTTCCGTCTATGGCAATAGTCGAGCCCTGGTTTCGCAGATCCTTCGCGGTCGTATTCTTGCGCGCCTCCGGTATCAGCCGCTTGTTCTCGTCATCCGCAAGGGCGGCCTTGGTCTCCGGCCCGTAGTGCCCGTCTGCCGTGATGCCCGCTTGCTTCTGTAGAGCCACGATGGCCGCCGTGGTCGCGTCTCCCCAGGAGCCATCGACCTTGCCCACCATGAAGTACCCGAGCGCCCGCAGACGCTCTTGCACGGACCGGACCTCGAACACGGCAAGCCCGTCCTCCGCCCACTGGCGGGGCGCGGCCGGCGCGCGAGGCGCAGAAGGCTTGGCCGCCGATGCCTTGAGCGTAGCAACCGGCAGGGCCACGCTGTACGGCGTGAGGAACTGCGCCCGCTCTGCGGCGCGACGCGTCTTGATCTCCGGCGGCTTGTTCCAATCAAGCAGCGCCTCGGCGCACCCGGCCTTGTCGCCCGCGTTGAGCTTGCGCAGGAACGTCGACCGCTTGAACCCGCCCACGCCGATATTGAACGCCACGGACACAAGCGCGTCCGCCTCGTGGTCTTCTAACGGGACCGTGACCGCCGCCAAGATCGGCGCGGCGTGCGTGTCGATGTCGGCCGCAAGGTACGCCTCGGCGGTCTCGCGCGTGATGCGGTCGCCGCGCTTGACGCCGGCCGTGTGACCCCAGCCAATCGTCCACACGCCGACGCTGTCCTTGTACGCCGTCAGGCGCACGCCCTCCCGTTCCTTGAGAACGTTCAGGCCAATATCTGAAACGAGCCCCATCTTGCCCCCTACTGATCCCGCGTGTCGCCGAACGCCCGACGACTGAACAACAAGTCTTGCGCCTTGAAATTGTTTTCGTCCAACCCTTGCCACACGTTCGACGCCGTGCCAACCGCCTGCCCCAGCGGCAGACCGAATGTGTACCCGGCGAGTTCGGCCGCGCGCTTTGCGACTAGGCGCGCCTCTACGCTTTCGCCGTGCGCGACCTTGTTCGCATCCTGCGACAGCTTCACCGCCAGATCGCCGAACCGGGACAGCGGCGACATCTGGTACGCGAGGCCGCTGTCGAGCGACCCGGCGATGTCACGCGCCACCGGGACCGACATCAGCGGGTAGAGCGCCGCCTTGCGGAACGCCCACCATCCCAGGCTTTCGTCCTCGTCCTTCCACTTGCCGACCAAAGCGTCGGCCATGACCGCCGGCAGGATGACGAGGAACAGCGAGCGCGCCAGCAGGTGCGGTATATCCTCGTATTCGCCATCGCGCATCATAATACGGGTATCGCGGCCGAGCGTGCGCAGGCGGTTGTAGTAGAGATTGAAGTACGAATAGAACATCGTATAGACTTGCAGGGCCTCGTTCTTGTTGCCCATGATCGACGACAGATCCTTGGCCGCGCCCGACCCCTGCGTCAGCCGAACCGCCCGGTCGCCCGCGCGCACGGCCCCGGTCTCGTCGGTCGGATACGCGGCGAGATG